TCTTTTGCGATGACGCCATGTGCAACCAGTTGCTCAGGGTGCTTGCTTCCCGGCCCGATCTGCCGAAGTCGGACGCGGAGATCGACGCGGAGCGCGAGGCGAACGCGACCAGCACGCCGGGCGCGGGAGACGTCGAGCTTCCCGGCGCACCGATGGCGCACCAGCTCAATACCGGGGGCTCAGATGTCGAATTCTGACCTCGTCACCACGAGCGGCCAGCAGATCGCCAAGCAACCGCGCCTGCCCGGCACGGAGCCGACCATGCTGGAGATGATTCAGCAGACCATCACCAGCGGCGAAGTGCCAGCGGAGAAGCTGCCGCAGGTGCTGTCGGCGTTCTTTGACTTTCAACTGCGCGTGCAGGCCGTCGACGCTGAGCGCGAGTTCAACGCCGACTTCGCGGCGGCCATGATGGAAATGCCTCGCGTTGCGAAGAAGGGCGCGAAGAAGATGGGCGACAAGGGCACCATCATGTACGCGACGTACGAGGACGTGGACGCTGCGATTCGGCCGATCGAGACGCGCCACGGCTTCGCGCGGAGCTTCAGCACCCGGGCGAATGACAAGGGCCCGGGCAGCATCATGACGCTGCACCTTACGCACCGCGCCGGCCACTCGCGCACGTCAGAGCGGCTGTGTCGCCCTGACCCAGGCCCGGGGCGCAATGACATCCAGGCCGAGGGCAGCGGCGAGAGCTACGGGCGCCGCTACCTGACGCTCGGCGTGTGGAACATCGTCACGGTGGGCGCCGATGACGACGGCGACACCGCGGATCCGATCAGCGACGAGCAGGCTCTCAAGCTGCGCGAGATGCTAGACTTTTTGGCCATGACGCCGACGCAGGCCGAGAAGTTCTGGGCTTGGGCCGAAGTGCCGAGCAAGCAGCCCGAGCAGATACAAAAACGCCAGTGGGCCAAGATTCACCGCTGGCTGAGCGACAAGGTAAAGGCGGCGGAAGGGGGCCCGAAATGAACTGCCAGAACTGTGGCAATATCGCATGCGACTGCCCGGAATGCTCAAGACTGCGGCAGTGGCTCCAGCTTGTCGCGCCGCTTTGTTGGAACTGCCTGTACAACTGGATGCACAGGGGGGACGGGCATGCCTAACTACCGATTCGACCTCAAGCAAGGCTCCGACGAGTGGCTCGATGCCCGGTTGGGCATTCCGACAGCCTCGGAGTTCGACCGAATCATCACGCCGAAAAAGCTCGATCTCGCCGCGGCCTCGGTCAAGTACATGCACCTGAAGCTCGCGGAGTGGATGTACGGGGCGCCGCTTGAGCAGTTCGTCTCGCCATGGATGGAGCGCGGCCAGCAGCTTGAGGCCGAGGCCATCCGGTACTACGAGATGGATCGCGACTGCGAGACGCAGGCGATCGGCCTGGTGCTCACGGATGACGGCATGGCGGGCGCATCGCCAGACCGGCTCGTGGAAGAAAAGTGCCCCGTGTGCAATGGCATCGGCGCGAATCACAACAACTCATCGGCCATCCCTTGCGCCGCGTGCTCGGCCGAGGGGCGCACCAAAGGCGCTCTCGAAATGAAATGCCCGGCGCTGGAAACCCACGTCGGGTACATGCTCGATCCGCAGTCTCTGGCCGACGAGTACCGGCTCCAGGTGCAGGGCCAACTCTGGGTCTGCCAGCGCGAGTGGGCCGACTTGATGAGCTATTACCCTGGCTTCCCGGCGGTGATCATCCGCGTGAAGGCTGACGACCGCGTGCAGGCGGCGCTCTCGCAGCACATTCCGGCCTTCGTCGAAACGATGCTGCGCTGTCGCGAGAAGCTCACGCAGATGTACGGCGAGCTCCGGCGCGAGCGCGTCACGGCCGAGCAGCGCGCGGAGGCGAGTCGCGCGGCGTTCGATGAGTTCATTGGCTGGACAGCCCAAGAGGCAGCGCTCGCGCTGCTTGATCGATTTGGATTTCTCATTGTGGGCATTAACCCCGCATCCTCTCCACACCCGATTATCGGCGGCCAGACGCGAACGAGAACGTTTGGCTCTGTGTACGTGGGAATCGAGATGGTGTACGAAAAGCGTGGTACCCAGGCCGAATGGGACCGCCAGCGACGGATATTGCTGGCTCACGGCGGCAATATGCCCCCGAGGCCACCGGCCGACTTTCCTGAGATCTGGCGGCTGAAGGCAGTTGAGTTATGAGCGAGCCGACCCCTCCGCTATCCGGCATCGCCCGCAAAACTCGCTCCGACAAGGGCGTGCTGCGGCGTTCCAGCATGGACGCCTTTGCTGATATTTTCCGCCGAATGTCGCCGAGCGAGCAGGCGACGGCGCTCGAAGTCCTGCGCCAGATACAGAGGCTCGCGACACCAGTTACTAAGAACACGACAGGAGCCGAATAAATTGCCGAAACTCATTTTCCGCGCTGCTTACATCCGCTACGTTGACTTACGATATGACGATAAGTCGAAAGTCAAGTACGTGAAAATCAACTTTACCGCCGCCTTCTCTGAGCCGGTTCGCGAGGCTATGGAATGGGGCGAACCGCCGGCAGGTTTTGCGAGTGCGAAACTCGATGGCGACCTGAACGCAAGCCACTTCGTTCTCACACCGGACGGCAAAGAACTGAAGCAGCACGAGTTACAGCTTGACGCGACGGCTATCGGCGGCTTCGAGGTCCACCGAATCCAGGTAGGCGAAGACTCGCACGAGAACGAGCTTCGCTTCCAGATCGTCACGACAGTACCCGGCGGCTGCGCGCAGATAGAGGCCTACATAGAGGCTATCGGCAAGAGCACTGGGCAACTGCGCGTCAACTACGAGCAACAGGCCGAGATGGACCTGGGTGACGACAAGCAGGAGCGGCTGATCTCGGAAGAGCAGGCCGAAGACACGTCCGAGGCGAAAGACGCGGAATTCGGCGCGGCTCTGGCGCCGGCGGCTGTCATGGGCGGGACCCATCAGAAGCGCAAGCCTCGCGCCGACAAGGGCACGGTCAATTGACTGGCGACGTTCCGGGGTTCGTCATTCATGGCCAGCCCCGAACGAAGAAGACCAGCAACCGCGTCGTGACTGTGGGCCCGATGTGCCGGACCTGCGGAAAGCGAACCGGCTTCCCGAAGGTTCTCCCGTCCGAGGCTTACGTCGAGTGGGAGATGGCAGCGCTGCGTGAATGCGTGACGATCAAGGCGGCACTCTCGGCTAGGGGGTGGGAGTTGCCGATCGTCGGGCCGGTGTCGGTGGAAGCGCATATCTACCTGACACCGGCCGCGGACGGCAAACTGCGGCGCGACGTGGGCGATGTAGCCGGCTTCATTCAGGCGATCGGAGACATGCTGGAAGCCGCCGGAATCATTGCCAATGATCGGCAAATCGAGGACTGGGACGGCACGCGGCGCCACGCTGACGGCGTGGATCCGCGCGTCGAGGTGTTCATCACCGTGCTCGAATCTGTGCCGGTACAAGAGAGCTTGCTATGCCCGTGAATCTTCTGCCTGTCGTAGAAAGTAAATGGCCGCCGGAACTCACTCCGCCTGGAGTTCGCGGTGCCATCCGGCGAGAGTCGCTTGAACGATACGCCACCAGGATGCGCCAACACAAGACGCCTTCTACGCGCGTCGTTCCGAAGCTCTCCGCTGAGCCACCACCGTACGAACCACCGAGATTCGCGAGAAACTCTAACGTCGCGATGACGCGCCAATGTTTCGTCTGCCGCTCGTGGAAATGGTGTGAACATCGCGAGGCTGATCTGGTTGGATTCTACCGCCTGAACCGGCGCTGAATCCCGTGGAAATTCTCAGATTGAGCCTTGATCCGCGGGAGAAATCGTACTACAGTTGACGGTGCGATATATGCGCGGCGGCTGATCCCCGGCGCGCGGTTCTCTGGGCTCGGCGGCGGCTTTCACCGGGCTGGCCGCCGGACCAGATATCGCAGAAACGGTGAATACACTTGCGCATTTCAAAGCTGATTGAACTCTTGACGCCCCACGCTGAAATGGAGGCCGTTTGTGAGCAATGGAAATACAACGAGCAACGGGAGCTTCGGTTGCCCGTCAAGGGGGTGAAGGTGCTTATCACCGACGAAGGCATCGCCGACGTCGTGATTGTTATCCCGGAGGCCGAGTGAATGCCGACACGCATACTCCGCGACGGCATTCTCAGCAGCCGAGCCGTGAATGCTGTAAGTGAGCCGGCGGAAATTCTTTATCGGCGGCTGATGTCGGTGGTTGACGACTTCGGCCGAGCCGAGGCGGACCCCGACCTTCTTCGAGCGAAATGCTTTCCGTTGCAGTTGGAGCGATGGCCCACCGAGCGAGTACGGGAATTTCTCGCGGAACTCGGTGAATCACCGTTAGTCACCGTGTATCACCGTGGTGAGAAATCGTACATTCAAATTGAGAACTTTGGACAAAGACTACAGTCTAAGGAGCGATTTCCGGCACCGACGCCCGAAGAGGTCGCAACGCGCGCGGGGAGCAATTCTCGTTCCGTTGCTGATTACAAAGAACTTCGGAGAACCACGGAGAACCACGGTGAATCACCGCTTAATACGAAGTCGGAGTCGGAGTCGAAGTCGTATACGAAGTCGGAATCGCAACAGCAGCAGCACGTCGTGAATGGTAATGGCGCAGGAAACGAAAAACCGCTGCTGCTGCCGCCAGAACTCAAGCCACAAGGCGAATACCCGGAAACGCTGCGGGTGCTGCTGGAGCACGACCGCTCGGCCGACGTGCTATTCTGCCAGCGGCTAGCCGACGAAAGCGCACGCCAGATCATCAGCGACCCGGTGGCGAGCAAGTGGACGATGGAAAAGCAGCGCAAGGCCGTGAGCGATGCACTGCTGGCGAGGGCCTGCCGCGAAGTGTTCCGCACGCCGCGAAAGAAGCCGCCGGGCACTGGGCTGCTGCTCGTGACAGTGCCGCGAATCCTGATCGGAGGGAAGCTGAATTATGCCTGATCTGTACGACGACGATAAGCACGACGACTTGACGCCAGAGGATCTCTGCCGCCAGGCTTTCATGCGCTGCTCAAATTGGCCGTCTGACCCGCTCGGACAGATCGGGCTGGCCCAAGGTCTCAAGATCGCTAGCGACCGCTCCGGAATCAGCCAGGCCGACATCGTGACGCGCTGCCGCGAGACGTCACCGTTTTGCCCGACAGACGCCGACCTGCTGCGTGTGGCGGCTGAGATGAAGCAGGAACGCGAACGCGCAGCGTCGGAGCCGCGGCCAGCGCGAGAGCTTTGCTCCCATTGCGGCGGTACGGGATGGAAGCCAACGCGCCGTGGCGGGTACGACACCGCTCAGCGATGCCCGGCCGGTTGCGAAGTGCCAGCGCGTGGACGGTTCAACGCGGCATGATGCTTACGAGCGGCAAGTGCGGTAGGATAAGCCTGTAAATGGCACGAAACAAAGCAGCGGCGCCTAAAGTTTCGCCTATAAATTCCTTCGCCATCGAGTGGTGGGACGTCGAGCGGCCGAAAGATTACCCGCTGAACGCGCGCAAGTGGAAGCCCGAGGCGGTCGCCAAGGTCGCGGATTCGCTCAAGCGCTACGGCTGGCGCCAGCCTATCGTGGTTGACGAGGCAGGTGTCATCGTAATTGGCCATTTGCGGCGGCAGGCGGCGGCCGATGCTGAACCACGAAAGCGAAGTGGTCTATGACCCGTTCTTGGGGAGCGGGACCAACAGTCGTAGCTGCCGAATCCGTCGCCCGGCGCTGCATGGGGCTCGAGTTGGAACCAAAATACTGCGACGTGATCGTGAAGCGTTGGGAAAATCTGACCGGCAAAAAGGCTGAGTTATGCCGAACATAGCCTACGAACCGAACGATAAAGACCGCGCCATCGTGAAGGCTATGGCGTCGTACGGCGTGCCGCAAGAGGACATCGGGCGCGTGATCGGCATTTCACACGTCACGCTGCGCAAGTACTACGAGGTCGAGCTCTCCAACGCAGCGATCCAAGCGAACGCCAAGGTCGCGGAAACCTGCTACGCGATGGCGACCAGCGGCCAAGTGCCGGCGGCCACGTTCTTCTGGCTCAAGACCCGGGCCGGCTGGCGCGAGACCGACAGGCTGGATCACCGCTTTGTGGACGCGGAGGGCAAAGACCGGCCGATACTGGGCCTCGACGCGGTACAGGCCTACATGAACAGCGTGCCGGATGCTCCCACCGAGTGAGTTTCAGGCGAAGTTATTACGCCGAAATCTCTGGGCCAAACAGCAGGCCATCTGCCACGCAATCGCGCACAAGCGCTCCGTCTCGATCAAAGGCTGTCACGGCAGCGGCAAAACCTTCACGATTGCCGGCATGGTGCCGTGGGAACTGATCGGGCAGTCTGAATCCGTCGTGCTCGTGATCGCTCCCACTCTGCGCCAGGTCAAAACCGTGTGGGGCGAAGTTACTGAGGCAATCCGCCGGCTGCCGATGGCGCTGCCTGAGCCGACCACCACAATGTGGCAACTCGGGCCGAAACGATTCGCGCAAGGTTTCTCCAGCTCGAAGGGCGTCAACGCGCAGGGCTTCCACGGCAAGCGCGTCACGATCTACGCCGATGAGGCAATCGGAATCGGACCCGACGTCTGGGACGCCATTGAGGGAATTCGCGCCGCGGGTGACGTGCGAATCGTGAAGCTCTGCAATCCCACTGTGCCGGCGGGCCCGGTGTACGACGACTTCTCGAGGTTGCGCGCCACGCCTGGGCACCAGTGCATCACGATTTCGGCCTTCGACACACCGAACCTCGCCGGCTTGACGCTCGAATCGCTGCTTGCCCTGCCCGATGACGAGCTCGACTTCGCGCCGTTCCCTTGGCTCACCCGGCGCCGATGGGTCAAGGAAATGTATCACAAGTGGGGTCCGCAGAATCCCCGCTTCCAGGCGCGTGTGATGGGAGAATTCCCGACACAGGGGCAATGGGCGGTCTTTTCGCTCGAGTGGATCGAGCGCTCCGACCGGGAACCCGATGCAAGCGAAATAAGCCGCTCTAAGGCCTGCGTCATCCAGGTGGGCCTGGACGTCGCGGCGGGTGGCGACGACGAAACGGCGGCCTGCGCCCGCGTAAATGGCATAGTGCTGGATCGAGCAGCCTGGTCAGAGGCCGATGTCCGTGGAAAGGTCGTCTCCTGGATTCAGGCGCTCAAGCGATTCGGTTATCCACTCGGGCCGATCGTGGTCGACGTCGTCGGTGTCGGTCACGGCCTCGCGCAACACCTTGCAGATCAACGGTGGGCGGGCGGCGTGCGGTTCGATGTCCGCGGCTTCCGTGCCGGCGATCGCGCGATGGATTCAGAGCAATTCCTAAACGCGAAAGCGGAAGCATATTTCCGGCTGCGCGATATGTACTCGGCCAATTACATCAGCCACTTACCGGGTGCGATCGATGAGGATGTGAAGGCGCAATTGTCGGCAGTTGAGTACCGCGAGCTATCGCGCGGACAGATTCAGGTCGAGCCAAAGGAAGACGCGCGGAAGCGTGGGCTACCATCGCCAGACCGGGCCGAGGCTGAAATCCTGGCGTTCTGCCGGGTGGTGCCGCGCGAGCAGACCATGCAAGTGGGCGACGGGAGTTCATACGTCATATCACCCATATAGTACCTTTCGCGATTTAACCACACCATGCAGTATTGACTCTCACGCACACGTACGGCTACTATTGCGGCATGGCACAGATTCACGCTGAAGTACCCGACGAAGTTTACGAGCGCGCGAAAATCTCGGCGCTCAGACGGCACCAGCACATCAAGGGCTGGATTGCGGACGCGATCATCGAGAAGGACGAACGGCAGCAGCGCGAGGAAGCGAAGGCGGGCAAGTGATCCGGCGGCTGAAGCGGGCCTGGTGCCGCGGCTTCCATCGCGCGATCATGTTCGCGGGCGGCCGGACGTACGAGTGCCGGACCTGCGGCGAAAGGTTCGAGAATCCGGCTGTGCAGTCGCCAGCGCTGCCGCCGCGGTTCCCGGTCGACTCGGTCATTCACGCGAGGGAGCTGCTGTGAGCCAAGTGAATGTCACAATGCTGTGCAATCGCGGCTTTGCGTGCACGGGCTTTATGGAAAATCCACCAACACTGATCGACGTGCAGGACGGACGGCGGCTTTACGAAATCCTCGATAGCGCGAAGACAGAGGGGCCTGACGTGTGGTACGAGTACGGGAGCTCGCAATGAGTCAGCCTACCGTCTGCTGCGTGCTCCTCGTCAACGGCCGCGAAGCGATGGTGCGGCGCGCGATCGCCTCGTTCCGCGCGCAGACGTACGAGAAAAAGAAACTGGTCATCTGGGACACAGGGGACAAGCCTGCTTTGTCACTCGGCGAGTGGGACCCGGAAATGTGGTACGCCCGAGAGCCAGCGTTTAACACCATCGGGGCGCTCCGCAACGAGGCTAACTCCGTGGCTACCCAATTCGGCGCCGATCTCATCGCCCATTTCGACTCCGATGACGTCTCGCACCCGCTGCGCCTGGAGGAGCAAGTCGCCCTGCTCGAAGCCAGCGGAAAGCTCATGGTCGGCTACAACGAGCTGCTGTTCTGGGACACGCGTTACTGCGATGGATGCGGCAAGCCGCTAAGGGAATGCCGTTGCGTTCCGAATCAGGGCGCATCCTGGCTCTACAGCAACCCCAACGCGTCCTGGTGCTGCGATGCCTCACGACTCTACCGCCGCGAGTTGTGGGAGCGCAATCCGTTCCCCGACGCGCCGCACGGTGATCAGCGATGGTGGGCCGAGCATCCCGAGGTGCATCAGAATACGCTCGGAGTGTCGGCGCTAACCGTTCCAGTGTGCGAGCGCGAGTCAATCGAGACCGGCGAATCGCCAATGTACCAAACATTTCGGCCTGGCGAATTGCGCGTGAGGAGCGGCTCTCAGCATTGCGACCCGCGCCTCGTGTGCGAAATCCACGGGAGCAACATGGAGGCGTACAAGCGCGAGGTGATGCTGCGCGGCGGGCAAGTGTGGAAGCGCGCGCCGGAATTTGACCAGCACTGCGCGGAAAGGATGCGACTGTTATGAGAGGGCCCACATGTGGGAGTTGTCTTTTTTTTGCGGAGCCACAATTTGAAGAGAACGAGAAAGGAGATAACGTAAATACGCTGTACGTTTACGGTATTTGTCGGAGGTTCCCTCCTGTCGCCCTAGGCGCTCCGCGTCTCAATCAGTCTGGTAAGTGGCCTATAGTTGAGCAGGACGACTGGTGCGGAGAATACAAGGGGGTCGAGTGAGTTACTCGATAATCATCCCGTCGCGCAATATCGACAACCTGACCGCGTGCGTCAAGGCGCTGCGCGCAGCGGGCGAGACGGCGCGCGTGATCGTGATCGACGATCTCGACCCAGTTCCCTCGCGCTCAGAGCTTGAATTCGCCGGGCTGGACTTATCGAGTGACTTAGTGCTGATGGGTGTAGACCCGTTCGTCTACGCGCGTAACTGCAATCTCGGGATCATGGCTGCCGAAGACGATAACATCGTGTTGCTGAATGACGATGCACTGCTGGACGATGGGACGTTCAAGGATCTGGCCAGCGCAGATCAAAAATGGGGTGTCATTGCCGCGACGACGAACGTCACGGGGCACGCCAAGCAGTATCGCCGCGAGTTCTATCGCATTCGGGCGCGTGCCGTCGATGTCGCCGCGTTCGTCTGCGTCTACATTCCGCGCCACACAATCGACACAGTCGGCCTGCTCGACGAGCGGTTCACGAGCTACGGCGGCGAAGATATCGACTACTGCCTCCGAGTGCGCGAGGCTGGTCTCGAGGTCGGCGTGAGCGATTACTGCTACGTCGATCACTCGAAGCTCCGCAGCACGTTCCGGCCCTGGCGTGAGGGCAATTCAGGCGGCGGCGACATCCGCGAGAGCAACCGAATTGGACGCGAGAAATGGGGTGTGAAATGGCCGAGATAGATAGCCGCTCAGAAGTGAAAGACCCCACGCGCGAATTGATGGGCGCGTTGATTGGGGCCCTGAAAACGGCAAGCATGATCACGGTTACGGCCGGCGGCCGAGAGTTCGACTGCTACGTGACATCGATAGCTGGATTAACTGGGCCATCTGTGACGTTTGTTGCGAGCGGCGCGCCGCGCACTAGGAGTACAGAATGAAGCTTAACCTCGGCTGTTCCGACGATCTGAGGCCCGGCTATCTGAACGTGGACTGCGAGCCGTTCGGCGCTTACCCCGACACTGCGCCGTACCAGCAAGCCAACCTCGACAGCCCCTGGCCCTGGGAGGATTCTAGCGTCGAGGAAGTATTCGCTCACGACGTCTTCGAGCACTTACTCGGCGGCAAAATCTGGGCGATGAACGAGGCACATCGAGTGCTCTGTCCCGGCGGCCTGCTGGACCTCGCGGTGCCGTGCGTCTACCTCGCGGATGGCACCGTGAACCCGGGCGCGTTCGCAGATCCCACGCACATGAGCTTCTGGACGCTCGACGACCGCTACTACTTCGGTGACGAGTGGAACAACCCCCAAGGCGAGCGGGGTCGCCTCGGGACCGCATATGGCATTACGGCGCTGTTCAGCGGCCGATGGGAACTGCGCGAGTACGGCACCGGGCCTGAGCGGCGGTCGAAAATCTTCGCGAAGCTGAGAGCGGTGAAATGAGCATCAAGCGGCGCCATCAAGTGCAAGCATGCTTGCGCGGTTTTTGGGAAAGGCAAAGAGCGCGCGCAAAGAAGCGGCAGGAGCGAAGTCAATTCTATCTAAGTAACGAACTTCCTATCCAGATAGGAAAACGGAGACCTGCCGTCATGATCCCTGAGTATCCACGCACGCACCACCAGCACACGGACATCAGAGCAGCTATATGACCTTGACTTACTACTCCGGGGATGCCCCCCACCTCTCGCCCGTGGAGCTTGCATTGTACGGCAAGTGTGACCCAGTACGGCAGATGGTCCGCTCTTCCATCCGGCGCTACGTCGCCGCGCACCGCGAGATCCTGACAGGCCGCCTGCTCGACTACGGTTGCGGCAAGCCTGGCACGTGCGCGATCCCGCAGCCTTACAGACCGATTCTGACGTGCAGCGAGTATGTTGGATGGGAGCCAGGCGACCCGCCTCCAACCGGCGGCTTCGATTCACTACTCTGCACTCAGGTTATACAGAACATCGACGAGCCTTCCGATGCCGCGCGCTACTTTGAGGCAGTTATGCGGCACGGCGCTCACGCCGTCATCACTTACCCCGTCGCGTGGGAAGAGATCGAGACGGAGCTTTGGCGATTCACGCATCGCGGCGCGTGGAAGCTGGCGCACGATGCGGGCTTCGACGTCGTGGACCAATCGACGCTCTGCCGTGTCGTGCTCGACGGCGCCTTGAGCCTGTCGCTGGTGAACGGAATGGTGCTGAGAAAATCATGACACCCGACATGGACGAATCGGCGCACTTGCTGACCGAACTGATCAAAGCCGAGACGCCGTTCAGCTTCTGGCGCTTCGGCGACGGCGCTATCGAGTGCATGTACCAGCAGCAGGGCGTGACATGTGATGGCGAGCGCTACAGCGCGGCGATGGGCCTTCAGCTTCATAGCGCCGTACGGTCACTGCGCGATGCCGCGGAGGCGTGGATGTACTTTGGCGACTGGAGCACGGCAGTCAACGGCTCGCTGCCGAATTACGTCTCCCTGTGGCGCGCGCTCGTGGCGCCCGATCCTGGGCGCTTGCTGCACTTCGAGGCCCTGCTGCTGAACCGCCAGAGCCACGCGCTCCATGCCTTCTATCGCGCCGTGAAGCAGGACCGCCGGCGAAAGCTGATCGTCGGTGCCGAGTTCAACCGGCCAGCGGGGGAACTTCTCAACGCCGACTATCTTGCCGTTCCGCTGCACGACCTTTACGAGTGCCTGCCAGTCATCGCGAAGCGCATCCAGGAGCGCAGCTACGACGTGCTACTCTTCGGCTGCGGTCTCGCTGGTGTGCTGCCGATCGTCGCCGAGTGGCAGGCGCACCCGGAGCGCACGTACATTCATCTCGGCTCGGCGCTCGACCCGCTGCACAAGGGGCGCACTCGCAGCGGGCAACTGGGCATGCTGCAGGCGCGGGCATTCTTAGGCGACTTATGAAGCCATATTTCGCAGAAGACGGCATCACGATCTATCACGGAGACTGCCGCGAGATCCTGCCAAGCCTGGGCATATTCGACGCGCTTGTGACTGATCCGCCGTACGGAATCGGATGGGCGTCAGAGCCGACAAAATGGCGACGAAGAGCGGGGCACGTTGCCGAAGCCTGGGACGATGAGCGGCCCGGTTTTTTACGCGAGATCATTGAGCACGGTCGCTATCAGATCGTTTGGGGCGGCCAGTATTTCGAGCTTCCGGTCTCACGCGGCTGGCTCTGTTGGATTAAGCCCGATGCACCGCCAAGCATGGGGAGCTTCGAGCTTGCGTGGACGAACCTTGACAGACCGTGTGCCTCGATAACTCACTCCATTTCCGCGACCAATCCCGAGAGAAACGGACATCCTTCTCAAAAACCTATGAACGTGATGAAATGGGCGCTTAAGCAACTGCCGACGTTCGCGCATTTGCTTGACCCGTTTGCGGGAAGCGGCACGACCCTCCAAGCCGCAAAGCAGTTCGGCGTCGACGCAGTGGGCGTTGAAATCGAGGAACGCTATTGTGAGATCGCGGCTAATCGATTACGCCAAGGAGTTCTCGATCTCGCATGAAAATTCTACTCCAGCCGCACGACGATGATGCCTTTCTCTTCGCCTGCTTCGCCGCCATCCGCGAGCAAGCGCTGATCGTGACGGTCTTCGATAGCTACGTTCAGCCCTCGCGCGGAATCCCCGGCACGTCGGCCAGAGAGCGCGAGCGCGAAACCAACCGCGCCTGCATCGTGCTCGGCCTGCTCTGGAAGCGGCTTAACTTCCGCGACGACGAGATGCCCACGCTGCATCAGGTCGCCTCGCGCCTGGGCGAAGTCGTCGGCCCGCTGAACGGTCACGAGATCTGGGCACCCGCCGACGAAGCCTACGGTCACCCACAGCACAACTTACTCGCGCCGCTCGGTGACCATCACTACCTGACTTACACGGAGCGCGGCAAGTCAACATGCGGGCGCGAGGTGCCGTTCGAGCCTGCCTGGGTTGGTCTGAAGCTCAGAGCGCTCTCCTGCTTTGAGAGCCAGTTCCAGGCCGCGACCGGCTGCGTCGAGCATTTCATCGGGCGGTCACTGAGAGAGTACGAGATATGAAAGTCTCAGCCGTGGTCGTCTCTCGCATGGACCGGCCTATCGGCGAGGTGCTCGACTCGATCCTGCCGCACGTCGAAGAGCTTATTATCGTGCGCGGGCATGAAGGCGTCTGGGAGCGATGGGAAGCCGTAGAGCGATGTGCCTGCGACGTCGTGTACGTGCAGGATGACGACGCGATTGTTAACGTTCCAGCTGTGTTGGCCTCCTATGACCCGGCTTACGTGACATGCAATATGCCGCTCGATCACCGCAGGGACTATCCGGATGGCATAGCGCTCGTCGGGTGGGGCTGTGTGTTTCGCAAGCAGATGCTCTACCATCACATGCGGCCGATTGTGATGTTCATCCGCGACGAGGTATTCCAGCGCGAGTGCGACCGCGTCGTCACCGGCCTCTCGCCGCTCAAGCTGATTGACGTGCCCATTCGCCATCTGCCGCACGCGCACGGCGATGACCGGATGGGACGCGAGGCCCGGCACGGAGACGACTTGCGCGAGATCAGACGGAGGATTTATGCCATCAGAGGCGGTAAGTAGGCAAAGAAAGAAACACCTGAATCTACTGCTGTCACCGCAGCGAGTGAAGCAGCTTCGCAGGTTCCAAAGAGAATTGAACGCTACGCTTACAAGCATGATGGGATACGGCTTCAGGCTAGCAATCGTCGATGATCACCTGGCCGTCTATAGTGACGATCCGATCCCCGAGGGCCATGAATGGGTCGCGGATGGCGACTTCAGCGAAGACGGTCTGTTCGAGTTAGAGCCGAGCGAGGTGGTGCCTAGTGACTAAGTGCGACATCGTGTATCTCGCGAAGGGGCGGCCTGAGTTCACACGGGCGAGCCTCGCGGCGTTGGCGGAAAACACGAACTGGAATCGAGTGCGCGGACTCATCGTGTATTCAGACGGAGAAGAGTTTACGTGTCCGGCTAACTTCGGCAGCCCGTTTTTCATTGACGAAGAGCCGCGTGGTGGGCCTGTCGGCGTTATGAATTACCACGTCAAGATGACTGCTGAGCCTCTCTGGTGCAAACTCGACAACGACGTGATCGTGCCGCCCGGATGGCTCGATACCTGCCTCGCGACGATGGACGCGCACCCCGAGCTTGACCTGCTCGGCATCGAACCGCCGCTCAGCCGCACGCCGGCGCCGTGGATGGCAGGCAAGCGCGAGCCGGCGCCCGAGTGTGACGCGAACCTCTGGGCCTCGGCCAAGATGCCGACTTATGCGCGGTGCGACTCAATCGGCGGCATCGGCCTATTTCGGACGCGGGCTTGGCAGGGCAGACCGCCGATGAAGCCCTTCGCAACCTTTGGCGGCTTCACTGACTGGCAGCAACGCGAATCCGGCCGCGTGCAAATGGGGAAGGACAACAAGACAGGGACGCCGCTCAAAATCGGCTGGCTCGTGCCCCCGCTGAAGCTCTTCCTGCTCGACCGCCTGCCGATTGAGCCTTGGCGCACGCTGAGCGCGAGGTACATCGAAGAAAAAGCCCAAAGATATTGGACTCCGTACGATGTCCACACTGCTAAAATATTGGCTGGATGGTGGCTAGATGCTGAATCTCCTGCCGGAACGAATCGCGAAAAGAATCTCTCCCGAACCGAATAGCGGCTGCTGGCTTTGGACAGGGAAGGCGGGTGTCCGAGGTTACGGCCAGATCAGGGTAGGGAGCGGAAAAGTCAGACAGGCACACATCGTGGTATTCGAGACCCTTGTAGGAAAAGTCCCGACAGGCTTGGAACTTGATCACAAGTGCCGCGTGCATTCCTGCGTAAATCCTCAACATCTCGAAGCCGTGACGCACAAGGAAAACATGAGGCGCGGGCTTCAGACGATACAGACATTACAATCCAGCAAGACCGAATGCCCAAAGGGGCACGCTTACGAAGGCGATAACTTTCGCAGGGACCGCAGGGGCAAGCGGATCTGTCGGATCTGTGACCGGGACCGAAGAAGGCAGGAGCGCTCTGACCCCGCGCGGAAAGAAGCGCTGACAACGCGAGCACGAGAGCTTAGAAGAGAAAAGGCCAAGGACCCAGAGTGGCGCTCAAAATATAACGCCTATATGCGGAACCGCCGACGTGCGGTAAACTCAGCCACATGAGAGCACGCCTCAATCGCCTGCTTGCCGCCGCCTGGCGCAAACTGAATCCCCGCAATCCCGTACCCGCACTCCGCGAAGAGAACGCCGCACTGAAGCGCATCGCCTCGGAAGCGCAGGCAACTCGTGAGCGGCAACTCGACGAAGCACGCCGCTTCCTGGCCGAAATTTGCGAGGCGCAAGCGATGGGCGGCGCGGGCCCGTGGCAACCGCGGCAATTGGGCGACGGCGACACGCCGGTCGTCTCGCTGCCTGTCCGTCTCGCGGAATCGCTCGGGCTGCGCGAGGCGGGCCCGGTGGGCGACGTCTCGCCGCTCGGTGCGTACGGCCTCTACGAATTGTTGTTGCAAAACGTCAACTGGCAGCGCGAAATCAACTACTCGTGGCTGGAGTTCACGCGATGGGGAATTCAGCAAATTATTTTAATTACCCGCCTGTATTACATCAAGAACCCGATCATCCGCCGCCTGATTGACGTGTGCGCACAGTACGTGTTCGCCCGCGGCTGCGACATCACGAGCGAAGACCCAGATGCCAACGACATCATCAAAGCGTTCCTGGAGCGCAACAAGCGCGTGCTCGGGCGATGCGCGTTGATGGAAGCGGAGAAGAGCAAGGACCGCGACGGAAATCTGTTTTGGGTGTTTTTCACCGACAAGAGCACCGGCGACGTCGATGTCCGCATGATCGACGCGACCGAGATTCAGGACATCTGGACGGACCCGGAAGACGCCGACGTGCCGTGGTACTACCAGCGTATCTGGACGCAGCGGCAGCACGACGCGACCAGCGGCTCACAGGCGACCGTGACGCGGCAATGCTGGTACCCGGCGATCGATTACAATCCAGCGGTCAAGCCCGACATGATCAAGGGCTATCCGGTTATGTGGGATAACCCGGTCTATCATCGCAAGGTCGGCCAAGTCGGCAAGTGGCTCTTCGGCTGTCCGCTGCTGTACCCCGCGCTCGACTGGGCGAAAGAGGCGCGGCGCTTCCTGGAGGCGTGCGCGTCGGTGCGGCAGAGTCTCTCTCAGTTCGCGTTCAACATCACCACCAAGGGCGGCCAGCAGGCCATCGAGGGAATCAAGCAGGAGATGGAAACACAGGTCGGCCCGGGCGCGCCGATCTGGGACACGAATCCGCCGGCGGTCGCGGGCGCATCGTGGATCAGTGGACCCGGCACGACGCTCGAAGCATTCAAGGTTCAGGGCGCCACGTTCAGCCCGGACGACGTTCGCTGGTACGTCATCATGTGCTGCATGTGCAAGGGGCTGCCGCCGACGTTCCTTGGCGACATGCAGACGAGCAATCTTGCGACGGCAACCAGCCTCGACAGACCGACTGAGACCGTGTTCTTGTCGCTCCAGGAGCAGTGGATCGAAGACCTGACAGTCATCGTGTCCTACGCGCTCTCGAAGTCGCTGCGCGCGCCGAACGGCAAGCTCCGCGAGGCATGTGCCAATCCTGGCGCGATCACGATCAAGGCCGCGGAGCGCGCGCTCGACAGCAACGGCCGAATGCGCTACGTCGAGAAGAAGGCGCTTGCGAAGGGCGATGATATCGAGGTCCGCGTGGACTTCCCGGCCATCCGCGAGGGCGATCTCCCGGCGCTGATCAACGCGACTGTGGCGGCCATGACGCTCGGCAACCGCGCCGGCCAGATTGTTGGCATCGACGAGAAAGCGGGCGTGCTGAACTTGTTCCGGCTGCTCGACATCGAGAACGCTGAGGAGCTTGTTGAGCTGATGTACCCGAGCAAGGGCAAAGATGCCTATGACCCCGATCGGTCGAATCAGGAGCTAACGCCGCCGATTCCGAAGGCAGAGCCGCAAGCTGGCGGGCCGCAGCCGCAGCCCGGCGAAGTGCCTGCGACGGTCGCGACGGCTCACCAGGTGCAGGGCGCGAAGGCGGCGGTTAAAGAGGCATTTGCGCGGCTGGCCGAAGCGGTGGGGGCGCGGCTCGATGGCTGACGACCTGTACTCGCTGATGTCTCGCGGCACGCCGAAACCGCCCGAGCCTCTGCGGGTGCTCGATCCCGACGCCGATAAGTGCTGCCGGAAAGCGTTCACGACCGGCGGACTGGGCGATAACTGCGCCGACGTGCGCTGTCCGGTATGCGGCACGCGGTTCGTGCGCACGACGGTCGGGCCTACTCAGTTCTGGCGCATCACGCCGGAATTCGCGATTGTGAGGCGACGATGAGCGTCGCGACCGCGAAGAGTCTCGTGCGAATGCTCGAAGCCGCTAACGATCTCGCCCGGCTGCTCGAAGCCAAGGGATTAAAGCACCCGCGCCACGCTCAGCACGTCGCGCCAGCCCGCAAACGCATCAAGGCCGTGATGGTGCATTTCTTTGAGCGGCAGCGGAAAGCGCTGGTGAAGGAAGTGCGGCCGAAGATCGAGCGCGAGTTGACGTTGTACCCGGTGCCGGTGAAAGAGGCCTCGCAGCAGGGGAAGACCTTCGCGCGCAACCTGATGCCGGCCACGCTCCAGCCGCTCAGCTTCGCGGCGACCCGCGCGGAGGAAAGCGAGTACAATTCCGCCATCACCGACCTGATCACGGCGGCGGCGAAGGGACTCGACGCGAGCGCGGCGGCTGGCGAGGACTACGCAGGCGAGTACCTGCGCAGCAACTCGCTGAGCAAGCTCACCGGCGGATTGAATCAGACCAGCATCGAACGATTGCAGGATGCGCTGGCCAATGCGTGGGACGCGGGCGGCAGCTACGACGACATGGTCAAGGCGATCACAACAACCTTCGACGATTTTACGACGACCCGCGCTGAACTGATCGCCCAAACCGAGGCGAATGACGCCTACAGCGACAGCCGTCACCAGATCGCGACCAGCCTCGACATGGACGAAAAGAAATGGGACCCAGATGGCGAAGCCTGCCCCGAGTGCCAGGCCAACGCGGATCAAGGATGGATTGCCATCGATGAGGACTTCGACAGCGGCGACGATGCCCCGACAGCGCACCCCGGCTGCGACTGCGGATGTGATTATCGCAAGTCGAGCGACAGCGAAGAGTGATACACTCTCTCGCATGAGACTCGCACTCGCCGCACTCTTCGCGCTGTCACTCTCCGCGCAGACACCTGTCGTCACGCTCACCGGACCGGGCACCGTCACCGCCGGCGGCTCCGCAACGCTCACCGTCGCTGTCACCGGCGCGGCTGCTGCCAGCATCCCGGCGATTCAGTGGACGATGACGCTGCCGAGCGGCTTCACGCTCGGCACGGCGGCGGTCACGAGCACCGACCCGAGCGGCTCGATCGCGCAGTGCGGACCTCTCGCCTGCCTGATCGCTGGCAGCCCGACGCCGCTTGCGGACGGCAATATCGAGACGATTCCGCTCAACGTGGCGCTGTCCGCCAAGCTCGGCGCGACGACGATTCCGCTGTCGAACCTGATCGGCGCGACGACTGCGGGCTTCGCGGCGAATCCGGCGCCAGTGTCCGGCGCGGTCTACACGCTTACGGTGGTACCTTCGCCCTGCGATGTGACGGGCGATGGCAACGTGACAGTGGCCGACGTGCAGGCGGTGATCAACGGCGCGACCGGCACTGCGGCATGCGGAATCACGGCGGCGAACGGCGGGTGCAGCGTGGTGACGGCGCAGCAAGTCGTGATCGCGGTCAACGGCGGCGCGTGCAAGGTCTAGTACTTTCGCGTGTGCTGTAGCGACGTACTGCACGGTATAATCACGTAGTGCGCAAACCACGTGCTCTCGACCTGTTCTGCTGCGCTGGCGGCGCGACGAAGGGACTCCAACAGGCTGGCTTTCACGTCACCGGCGTGGACATCCGGCCGCAGCCGCGATACTGCGGCGATGAGTTTCACCAGGCTGACGCGCTCACGTTCAAATTCTCAGCGACATCGGAATTTGTCGGCGGCTCGCTCGATCACTACCCGGAGATATGCGACCGCTGCGGACTTCATTGGGACAGGCACTTTGATTTCGCTTGGGCGAGTCCGCCATGCCAAGCGTACACAGTTTCGCGCACCCGGGTGGCTCGGGACCGCCGGCGTGAACACCCGAAACTGATCGAGCCCATGCGCATTCGCCTGCAAAAATCTGGCGTTGCCTGGGTAATGGAAAATGTATTGGGCGCTCCGCTGTGGTTTCCCCTTACTCTCTGCGGGGGCGCTTTCGGGCTCGGAGCGACTTGCGAAGATGGCGTGCGGCGCCCTTTGCGCAGGCATCGCCTCTTTGAATGCTGGCAACTCATTATGGGTCCTGGGTGCCACTGCAACGGGATTGAAAAGATTGGCGTATACGGCAACGGTGGCGGGTGGGCTAACCGTTTCGACCCAGATCGGCGTGGGTACAAGGGCTGTGTAGCGGAGAGCAGGGAAGCTATGGGAATTGACTGGATGACTATCGCGGAACTGAGCGAGGCGATTCCGCCCGCCTATTCGCGATTCATCGGAGAGCAGGTTCTTAGGCTCCTAGCGCAGCCTGAAACGCCGTCAGAACCTTCTCGCGGCCGATGTCCAGCGCAGGTCTGATGTAAGGCTGCGCGACCATGCCGGGCCAGTTCTCGTCGTATGGGAACGGCCCCGCGCCAGCCGACGCAGCACCCCGGCGCCCGGTGCCCATCTCCACATATCCGGCGTGACCGGCGTGGTAAACGACATAGCCCGTAACGCGCGTCCCGGTCCACTCAACACTCGTGCCTCCGCTCTCTTTCAGTTCGCCCGTCCGCACTGGCACGAGGCCCTGCGAGATCTCCAACACTGCGTCAGCACCGGCCTGGGCGCCAGCGACGAGCTTCGGCACGATGATCTGCTCCAGGCGGCTGAAGCTACCCGCGCGGAATGAACTTTGTGCTCTGAGATTCACGATTCCATGTTACACTCTTCGCAGTCACGCAAGGTTGTGCTGTGAGGCCGCGACGGAAAACCTCCGAGCTCCGCCGCGGCTTTTTCGTGCTACGATTCCACCATGCAAGTACAGACAATCGCCGACATCACGCCGAACGGCACGGCAACTCCATTGAGCAGCAATACGGCAATCGTAGCGACGTGGATCGAGATGACCGCGAACGGCAGCAGCATCCGGTTCGGTGATGCGAACGTGGGCGCGAGCCGCGGCGTGGCTCTCGCGCCCGGCGTGCCGTTCGCTGTCGGCGTGCGTGGCGATCACCCGCAGCGCGGCTATCCGCTGTGCCAGTGCTACGTGTACGGCGCGAGCGGCACCGATAAGGTGTCGATCACTTACGGGGTCTAGTACCGGACGGGAACCTCTGGCACTTGCTGTAGCTGTGGGCTGATCGCTATGATTGGTCCATGCGCTTGGCCCGTGTTTTCCCTCGCAGGACGAAAGCGACCCCTGATGACGATCTGGCTTTTTTCGGCCCTCCAGATTTGTTCGCGGAGGCCGACGAAGTTCATGTCAGCGTGACATTCACAGCCGACAAGCCAAAAGCCGAGAAACTCGCCGAGCAGTGGAAGCACGTAGCGCCAGTGAAAGTGGGAGGAGTGGCCTATGGCGACCCGGGGTATGGACTGTTCACTCCGGGGCGCTACATCAAGCCCGGGTACACATTCACATCGCGTGGATGCCCGTGCCGTTGCTGGTTCTGCGGAGTCTGGAAGCGGCGCCCGAGCGCCGTGCCCATCTGGCCTTTCGAGGCAGGGCGTGACGTGCTGGACGATAATCTACTAGCTTGTCCAGACTGGCATGTGAGGATGGTCTTCGCGATGCTTGCCAATCAGCCTGGGCGCGTCCAGTTCACCGGAGGGCTGGAGGCGAAAGCTCTCACCGATTGGCACGTGGGACTATTGGCTGACCTGAAGCCACGGCCGAATTGCTTTTTCGCGTACGATCCCGGTGATGCTTTCGAGACGCTTGAGAGCGCGGCCCGAAGGATGCTTGCCGCCGGATTCACCGAGTGCTCCCATCGGCTGCGGTGTTACGTCATGATCGGGTACCCGAAGGATACGTTTGCCCTGGCCGATAGACGGCTGCGGGACATGCTGAGAATCGGTTTCACGCCTCACGCGATGCTATGGGAACCCGACACGCCGAGCGCTGAACGCTATCGGCCCGCGTCCGAGTGGAGGCGCTTCCAGCGTGTCTGGGCGCGGCCGGCGATTATCCATCACGGGATCTGAGCCTTCGCGTCTTCGTCAGCGGCGATAGCTTCGGGGCTGAAGACCAACTTCTCTCTGTCTTCGCGCGAGACGATCACGTCTTCAGATGCGACGGGTGGCCCTGGCAGGCTCATCACGAACGCCGCAGCCTCCGGTCCCAAAAAGGGGCGCACGGTGTGGCGGCGAAATTCATTGGCGACATATTCCCGCATCGCAGCGAGGCCCCGCAGTAAGCCGCGTCTCTCGTGCCTCCACGGAAGCGTGGCGTAGTATTCTCGCATGTACTCGGCGCGGCATTCTGCGCACCACGGATTGGTCCCGTTCGGTTCTTTTCGGGGGTTCTTTTTGCACTTCGTACAGATCTCTCGATTCGCTGCCATAAAGCAATCCTACAGGATTTTGTTGTCAAAAGTTGCACGTTTTCAATAACACCGCTTATCCTCCGATTGTGAAGGCGGACCCAAAAGTCATCGGCGATCTGCTCGCGACCTGCGGCCAACTCGCCTCGATGCAGGAGCAATACCGCGTCGATGCCTATGCGATTCGCAACCTCGGCCTGAAGGATCTCGCCCGCAAATTCTACCCGAAATGGCACACGCAGCTTGAGATGCACCTGAATGGCCTGATCAAGCAAGTGAACAACTTCGGTGAGGACGTGAACTACTCGATGCTGCCGACGCAGGGCGGCGGCGACATTCGCTCTCTGCTGACTCGCGACCTGGCGTCACTCACTCAGATTTTCACCGCGCTCTGCGACCGGCGCAAGGCCGCATGGAATATCCGCGCCGACTACGTGCCGGACCTGTACGAGCACACGATTGACGATGTGCAGAGCCAAATCAACCATATCGAGCGCTGGCTTCGGATCATCCAGGGAATCGGCCCGGGTGATTTCGTCGGCGCACTGCTGGAGGCCTGATGCCACTACTGATCGAAGCCCGCGAAGCCGACACGCAGACACAGCACCCAAAGCTGAGCGGCGCCTATCTCGCGCTGGCGGTCAAGCTCCAGGAAGCGGCGTCGGACATGACGTCATCGACGGTCGGGCAGAAGCTCTCCGCGGCGATTCAGGCGGCGCACAAAGGCACCGGCAAGTACGCGTACTACCTCGATCACGCGGGCGATGACAGCGACGGCGACGTGTACTACTCGTGCTCGGGCGACACGATGACCTGCCCGTACGAGATGACGGACAACGGCGACGGCGTGGCGGCGACTGCAAAGCTCGACATGGACTCAGCGCGGAAGGTCAGCCCGCGGGTGACGTACGAAGACGTGCCGGACGATGAAGACGACGACGGCATGGCGACCATGTACGAATCGTGGAAGCGCGACAAGATTTACGCGGGCGAGATCCCGCTGTTCGAGCGCTTCGTCAGCAAGGCCGAGCGCGACCAGATGGACGAGGGCGACTTCGCGGGCAAAGGGAAATCGTTCCCCATCAATAAGCCTGGCGACATCATGGCAGCCGTTCGCAGCATCGGGCGCGCCGGCAGCGGCAACTACGGGCCCGCGGCGCTCAAGGCGAATATCATCAGAATCGCGAAAAAGAAGGGCTGGACGAAGTATTTGCCGAAAGCGTGGCAGGGAGACGGCGACAGCAAGAAGGAATCGCACCGCTACCTCGCCAAAGACGGCATGATCCGCGTCACTGAGGCCACTGCGTTCGAGCAGGATATCGTCTCGATTCGCGAGGCATCCAGCGGCGCAACGAAGCTCGTTAAGTTAATCACTCCCGGGAAGGGCGCAAGCGCGTATTACACCGCTGAGATGCTCAAGCGGGACGGCCCGAAAGTGTTCATCGCAGGCACGCCGATGCGCATCGACCATCCGACGCAAGCCGAAGAAGCCGCGAGGCCCGAAGGCAGCGTAAAGGACTGGGGCGCAGTGCTGGCGGAGCCGGCTCGCTGGATGGAATCATATGTCAGCCCGAGCACTGGAAAAGACAACGGGCCCGGTCTGTACGCTCCGATCAAACCATTTTCCGACCACGCGCAGACCATCGACGAAAAAGGCCCGTGGGCTGGCGTGAGCATCGCCGCGTGGGGCGAGCCGATGAAGGAAAACGGGCGCATTGTGATGCGTGACGGCGTGCCGTTGCTGGCTTCGCTGAAGCGTGCCGATGGAGTCGATATGGTCACCCGCGCGGGTGCCGGCGGACTTTTCGTTAGCGAGGCGGCGCGCGCCGCAAATCAAACACAGGAGGCATCTATGGATGCGGACGAACTGAAACTGCTGCGCGAGAGCGTCGCGCAACTGTCGAAGAAGGAAACGCGCCGCGAAGCCATCCAGGAGGGCGCCCGCATTCTGCGTGACGTCGATCTCCCGGACGCGGCAAAAGAGTACGTCATCGAGACGGTACTCAAGGAATCTCTGCCGATCAAAGACGGCACCCTCGACCTCGTGAAGTTCAAAGAGTCGATCGACGCCGAGACGAAGCGATTCGGCGCGGCGATCGGCGCAGGCTCCAGGGTAACCGGCATGGGCACTGGCGCGGTCGTCGAGATCACCGAGGCGCAGCGGGCAGCACAGGCCGAGCGTGACAAGGCCGACGAGGCCATGTACCGCGAATCCTGGGCGACCCTGCTCGGTGAGCAGCCCGACGAAAAGGGCAACTTCCGCATCGCTGAAGTAGCTTTCCGTGGGAGGACGGCATGAAAAATCAAGTCTATCAGGGCACGCCGACATCGCCGCGATTCTGCTTGTGCCCGTCTACCGTCAAGGCTGGCGACCTCGTGTTGGTCGGCTCCGAACCGGCCTGCGCGTTGAACGACTATCAGGCGAACACCGGCGGCGCGACGTTCTACTTCAGCGGCACGTTCACCGGCACGGTGTACGGCAGCTCGACGCACTCGCCGATCACCGGCGAGGCGATCAACCACGGCGACAAGCTCTACGCGAGCGGCACGTTGGACGCCACAACCAACGTGACCACGGGCCTGTGGATCTCGGCCGATTCGAGCGACACACCTTTCGGCTACCTCGACCCGAGCGGGAACGACATCGCGAGCGGCGCAACCGACACAGCGGCACTTGTCCGGCTGTCGGTGGGATAAGGAGACAACGACCATGCCATCGATCAGAATGCAAACCGCCGGCGCACCCGGAGCCGATCAATTCGGGCCTGTCTCAGCGCATGACAATGGGTTCGCACCTGTTGCGCGCCTCGACTCCTGGAGTCACGATGCGTTGCAGCCGCACCTTCAGGGCTACCAACAGGCGCGGCGCAACGCTACCGCCTCTCATGCCCGTCGCGTCAACGAGGCCGCTCGCCTCTGGGCCGACGTCATCAGCGGACGCGTCGAGCCGATCTTTTTGCGCGAGGCGATGAACCCGAGAAACCCGGTCTTCGTCGAGCACCTGCGCCAGGAGTACCCCGGCCTGTACAAAGTGAACGGGCGGCTCCTGGGACTGCGAGAAACCATGGCGCAGACGGATTACCAGGCTTTGTACGCCGACGTGATCGACAGGTTGTATTACGGCTATTTCAAGGCCTGGCCGATCACGAACATGGGGCTCGTGAAGGTTGCCGACCTGCGCGACTTCCGCACCGTCAAAAGGTATATGTATGACAATCTTTCGACGCCGTACACCGGCTCCGACCCGGGCGCTCCGCCTCCGCAGTCGGCTCTGTTGGGACCGGCGCCGCAGTTGGGCGCTGTGCCTCCGACCTCGGCAACGAGCACCGCGGCGGTAACTTACTCGCCTTGGCTCTTCCAGGCGAGTGCCTCAATCAATTGGGCCGCCTTTGTCGGAGACGACTTGGGCATCTTCAAGGACGTCCCGAACCGCCTCGCGATGAAAGCGAACCGCGGTATCGCGAAGTTCATCACCGGTCTCTATGCCGACATCAACGGCCCGAACACGTCGGGCGCGTATGTCGGCGTGCCGAACGCTCCAGACGCCAGCGTGGCGCTCTTCGAGTCTGGCTTCCACAACATTCTGAGCACCGCCAACGGTGCCAGCGCTACGAATCCGCGGCTGAGCATTCAGTCGCTCGTGGACTGCTACAACATCATCGCGGGGCAACTGGATTCGACCGGCGACCCGATCATGATGGGCGGCCCGATGAATCTGGTGTACGGCAAATTCGATTATGGTGTGGCCAAGAATTTGGCCAACATGCTCGAAAATCTGACCCAGGTTCAGGGCGGCGTTCCGGGAGCTTCGACCAGCGCGACTGTCGGCCAGTTGATCCGCGTCCGCAACTGGGCGATGGAAAACCTGACGCTCGTTTACGATCCTTATCTCGCGATCGTCGCCAGCAACAACCCGTATTCGTGGTTCATGGCGCTCGATCCGAACAGCCAGGAGCGGCCCGGTATTGAGTGGGGGGCACTGACGGGGTTCAAGGACCCGCAGTTGTTCACCGAGATTCCGACGACCCAGCGTATGGGCGGCGGACCTGACCCCACCATGGGCAACTTCTGGACAAATAATCAAAACATCAAATGTATGGGTGTAATGGGCGGCATTGCCATTGACGGACGAAGTTGGGTCGGGTCAAATGGAAGCGGGTCATAGTTAGTAAGTCGGGCGAGAAACTTACTAAGTGGCTCCGTTCGGCTTGCGTCGGACGGGGCCATTTTTCTGATGAAACGCAGCAAGGCGATTATGCATACACGTCCTGCAAAAACGGCTTATCTTTCCGGGCCTGCGGTAGGTGTTCTCGGACGTGTATTCATGACCCTGTGGGCAGTGAGTCTTGCGCAGTTGTCGCTTTGCTGCCTCTCCGCGCCGCACGTTCTCTGCTCGGGTCACGAGTTCAAGATGCCAGGGATTGCAGCACGGAGGCACGCGGCACAGGTGATCCGGTTCGAGCCCATCTGGGATCGGCCCTCGAAAGTGTTCATAGGTGGCTCGGTGGACCAGAACATTTCCATCGGCGACTCTGCCTCTTCCGATGACGCCGTAGTCTTTGATTGTGGCGCCCATCCAGATCCAGCAGCCGCTCTCGGTGACCATCTCGACGCGGCGCATGATGCGCTCGATCAGTGGTGTAAGATTGTTCTTAGGCATCGCGATTCTCCCATCGTTTCTCGGTGCTCAGAGCCGCTCGGCACGTCGAATGCTGCGCGGCTCGTCTCTTATTGTAGCGCGGGGGTGCTCTCGTGAGTTGGAGCTACACTCCCGGAACCCCGATTTTTTACGTTCGTCTTTTGATCGCAGATACCTCGGAAACTAACCCAATCTTTTCCGACGAGGAGATCAACGGGTTTCTTCAGATCAATCAGCTTACCTGGCAGTCGTCCATGTTCTCGTCGTACCAAATGGGAACGATCCAGCTACCGTCCACGCCGTCGAACTTTCTCCGCGCGGCGGCTCTCGCGCTACAATCTCTCGCGGGCAACGCGGCGAGGCTGGCGGGAGTGACGCAGTTGCTCGATGTGAAGCTAAGCCCCGCGCAGGCCTCGACAGCGCTCAGGCAGCAGGCGCAGTCGTATCTCGACATGGACGATAACAGCGGGGCATTCGCCATCGCGGAGTGTGTAACAACCGTCTGGGCGTTTCGCGATCGCTGGCTTGCGATGTTGCAGCGCCAGACGGGTGGAGGAATTTTCTCTTGAGCAAGGGAGCAACAGGGACCATGGATTCACTTTGGACCGGCATTGCTGGCGGCGCGGGAACTGCCGGCCTAATCGGATTCGGGAAATGGCTCCTGGGCAAGGTTCGCCAGGATGGCGCTGAAGAGGTGGAGGAGAAGCGCATCGAGGAAAGAGACACTGGCATCCGGCAAGATCTCGCGGACATCCGCGCGGATCTGAAGTCGTGGGCTTCGGAGTGGCGGGCTATCGGCTCCAGCGTTGAACGGCTCACTGTCAACGTGGCGATGGCCGCAAAGAGCCTCGACGCCGTCGCGGCCAAACAGGAGCAACACTCCGACAAGATCGCGGACCTGTCGAGCACGACGCGGCTGCTCACCGACAACGTTACGATGATGGGCCAGCGCATCGCGGCACTGGAGAAAGAGGCGCGGGGGCTATGATCACCGTCAAGGCAACGCGCGAAGGGCTGATTGGCAGCACGACGTCGAGCGGATACGTGATCGACGCGCATGTGCCCTTCGTGGCGCTGCCGAGCACCAACGCGCTCGGTCACTTCGTGCGCATCTCGAATCCGCTGAATGATCGCGAGTGCATGGCGGTCGTGCTCGACGTCGGTCCCTGGAACGAGCACGACGACGCGTACGTGTTCGGTGGCAGCAGGCCGCAAGCTGAGACGGGCATCGACACGAGCGGCCGGCCGACGAACAAGGCGGGCATCGACCTGGGCGAAAAGGTTTGGGCGTTGCTCGGGATGCGCGACAACAGTGAGGTTTCCTGGGAGTTCGTGTCGTGAACCAGGCATTCAAATTACGACTTGCTGCGATACTTGGCCGTGGCTATCAGGTTGCATGCGCGACAGTCGCCAATTATACCGCGGAGGCATCCGCGTGAACCAATCGTTTATTCAAAATTCCATCGCTGGCGTGATGGCCGAGGCTGTCGCGACGGGGCTCTTTGTCTCGTTGTTCACTGCTCAAGAGCCGGTACCGACCATCGGGCCGACCGGGGCGGTCGAATTCGATTACACGAACGTGGCGGGCCTGATCGACATCCCGTGCATGTCGGCGCCCACATCGACCGGAGACCTGCAAGCGACCGAGGTCCGTGCGTTGACCGACATCACCGCAAGCGAGCTTCATCACGTACTGCTGAATGCATGGTACCCGCAACTCGATCAGGGCTGGCGCGGCGAGAACAGCGACGGCAAGGGCGCATGGATCGCGCTCATCGACGGCTACCAGTACGAGATTAACGGCGTGGAGGCGGACAGTCAGTCTCAGATGACCCGCGTCCGCGTGAAGTTGGCGACCGAATAGCATGAGCTACCCAATGCCATTGCAGCAAAAGATGCGTACCCTGGCGCTACAGGATGCGACGCTCTCGGCTGCGCTCACCGGCGGCAACGGTACCTTTCGCTGGTTCGACACACAGCTTCCGAAGGGGTACGTCGCGCAGGGCACGTGCGTTACGGTCCAGCAGATCAGCGACGTGCTCGACTACGTGCAGAACGGCCCGATCCAACTCGACTGGGTGCGGGTGCAACTGAACATCTTCGACATGAATTCCGTCACGGCGAAGAATATCGCGAGTTACCTCGTTGCGAATTGGTTTCCGGCTGTCGATTTCGTGACGGACAGCATGTTTCTTTCGCCGCCTGGACCTCCGCTCCAGTCGCCGAATTTCAAGCTCTCGCAACGCGGGGTGATTGACTACGATGTACAGCCCGTCGAAGTGTGGCGGGAAATCCTGGAGTATCGAATCGGCAACAACATTTCAATTTAGGAGCAACGACCATGAGCGCACTCTCTCTACCGGCAATTGCATCATTCAACACCGAGCTTTACCTCGGCGGCCCGACCAGCCCGCCGAGCTACGTCCTTCAGGGGCGCATCGGCAACGTGAAATTCGGCGGCGTCGCAATCGACGTCGTCGATGTCAGCAACCAGACCAGCACGGCGCACCGCAAGCTCGCGACCTTGCTCAACCCGGGTGACATGACCTTTGACCTCTACTGGGAACCGGCGAGCACGCAAGACGAGGACCTGTTCAACCTCGTGATTGCCGCGCCGCCGGTATTGCAGCAGTGGAAAGTCGTTTGGGCAGCAGGCACGGATGGCACCGCGTGGCTGTTTAACGGCTACCTGACCAAATTCCCGGCCGATGCGACGATCGGCAAGGCGCTGATGGCACCGGGCGCTACCATCTCGATCGATGGCGCGATCAGTGTTGTCTACGGCGCCGGGCCGACCTAAGGAGGGCTGAGCGATGAATGCAATCGACTACCCCACTATCAGTGTCGGCAAGCACAAAGACATCGTGGTCCGGCAGACGATCGCCGCGGAAATCCTGATCGGGCGCCGCGGCCTTTCCATGGCAACTCTCGGTATCGACATCCATCCCTGGAAAGTCGACCGCGAGGGCAAAAACACGGCTGAGCCGAACCCTAACAGTGTGGCGAATCTGATCACGGTGTTCTCGTGCTTCGTCGCCGAGAACTTCATCGATCAGGATAATCCGGCGCGCGTGAGCCTCGACACGGTTCCGACCGCGGACTATTGGGCGTGCCAGATTGACGACATCGGAGAAGTTACGCGAGTCGTTCACGCGGCGATAAAAAAAGCACTGGAGGCGCGGCGGGCGAAGCTGGCAGCAGTGCCTCCAGTGGAGCAGGCCAGCTAGCCGAGCCTGAGCCACACTCGGAGCAATACTGGATCAAGCTCTGGGCGTTCGGGGTGTCTCCATACGGCCTCGGACTCTCAGAGCTTGCGTTTTGGCTCCTGACTCCGCGCGAGTTTGCGGCGTTAAAAATCGAGTGGGACCGCGGCCATCACGTCACTCCTCCGCTCACCAAAGAGCAGCAGGAAAATCTAGATCGGGGGCGGCGCCATATTCTGGAGCGGCAAATCGCGGCGCGGAATCGCCAGGCGCAGCGGGGCGGGATCAGGCCGCAGAAAATTCCAGTGCGGGTGAACTGACATGGCCGACACGAACGAAGAGCTAATCGGCGGTATTGGCGTCACGATCACAGGCGACTATTCGTCGCTGAAGGCCAGCTACGCCGATGCGCAGACACAAGCGGAAGCAGCGGGCCAGGCCGTCGCTGCGGCGTTCAATAGCGGCGTGGCGGATGTCTCCGACGCTGCCGAGGTGGTCTCGTCTTCGCTCTCGGGCATCGAGCCAGCGGCGGATGGCGCCGCGCAATCGCTCGACACGTTCTCGAATTCGACGCAGGGCGCGGGCGAAGCGGCCAGCGAATCCGAGAGCAGCCTCGCGAATCTGGCGCAGCAGCTTACCGCCATCGGGGAAGCGCTCGTAATCACAGAGGGTCTCAAGGAATTCGGCAGCGAGGCGCTCGCGGCATCCGATTCGATCACCCGGGCCTCGATCGCGCTCACCACCATGACCGGCAACGCCGATCAGGCCGAGGGCACGATTAAGGCGCTAGAAGAGCTTGGCATGCAGGACGGGCTTTCCATGCCGTCGCTACTGACCGCTGCGCAGCGGATGACCGCGCTGCTGCCGCCTGGGACAGACGTCGTTCACGTGCTCGGTCAGATCGCGGATGGCGCGGCGGCGATGGGCACGGACATCGAGAGCGCGTCGCAGCGCTTCGACATGATCGTGAATGCGGGCAACCTGTCAACCCGGGCACTCACGAGCCTCGGGCTGTCGCTGACGTCGGTTGTCGGCGCCATGCAGCAAGTGACCGGCGCGGCTGGCGTGACCGAGCAGAACATCACGACGATGTTCAAGGCGCTTGACCCGGGCGACCGCGTGGCGGTGCTCGAGACCGCCCTATCGCATCTGGGCGGCACTGCTGAACAGGTAGCGCAGCAGACTTTCGGCGGCCAGTGGCAGCAGTTGGCGAACGCGTGGGAACAGATCATGGTCCAGGTCGGGCAAGCGATCCTGCCTGTGATCTCGGACCTGCTGGAATTCACGAAGACCGACATCGCGCCTTTCATTCACGACCTCGTCTCGGGATTCAACGAATTGCCCGGGCCGATCAAAGATACGGCGGTCGCTGTCGGGCTGGCAGCGGCTGCAATAATCCCGCTCACAGGCATAGCGGCTGCGGTCGCTATTGGGCTGAACGGACTGGCGGAAGCTGCTGAACTGCTCGGCCTGAAGTCTGGCGAGGCTGCTATCGTGCAGGAGACGGAGGCGGCGGCCTCTGTGGCACAAGGGGAAGCCGCGGCAGCGGCGGCGCCCGAAGTGGCAGGCCTCGGGGAAGCTGCTGAGACATCCGGCGCGAGTATCGGCCTCGCGGGCGAGGCGGCCTCTGGCTTCGCCGGAATACTGGGCACAGTACTTATTCCCGGCCTCGCGGCGGCGGCGTTCGGATTCACTGACCTGCAAGCCTCGATCAAAAGCGCACAGGACCAGTGGGCGCAAGGCGCGGGCTTCCAGAATGCCGCCGGCTTCATCGCCGCGGCGAACGCGCAGATCGAGCAGGAAATCAAAGACCTTGCTGCCGCGGACCTGACAACCGAAGACGCTGCTAAGGCGACCGACACGTTCACGAAGTATCTCAGCCAGGGCGTGATCAGCGGATCCCAGTTCAACGAGGCAATAAAGAATATCGCCGCGGCGCAGGCCAACTTTAACCGGGAACTCGGGGCCTCGATTGATCCACTCCAGCAGATGGGCGTGCACCTGACGGTGATTGCGTCCAGTGCGCAGCAATTGGCCATACAGCAGCAGCTTGTGAGCCAGGGCGTCGCCGCTCTCTTCACGAACCAGGACAAGCTGAACTCGGCGTACGAACTGGCCAAGCAGGTATATGACGCGGCCAACAACTCTCTCCTGACCGGCGCACCGCTGTACCACGGGGCGGCGGCCAACGCGCAGGAAGTCGCCATCGCGCAAAAGAACATGAGCGACGCAGCAGCGGCGGCGGGAATCACGCTGGCTCCGTTGCCTGGGAGCATGGATGCAATCTCGTCAGCGGCGAACAAACTCGCGCAGCAGACGGGCTTTGTGGTCAATGCTCAGCAAGAGCAGGCCAACGAGCAGGCCGTAGCGGTCTCCAGCATGGACCTGGCGACGAATGCCTATAACACATCGGTCGCGAAGCTCGATCTGCTCAAATCCGCGCTCGATGACGCCAACACGGCCTATGCCAATGGAACCGGCACCCGGGCGCAGGTCATCACGGCCGAGCAGAACCTGCAAGGCGCTTACGCGACTTCGCAGAAAGACCTAACCGCGCTCAATAGCACGGTAAAGAATTACATCGACTACATGAACGGGTCGGGTGCTTCGACCCAGTCAGAAATCAATCTCCTACAGGACCTTGCTGACCAGTTCGGGCCAGCGACCGCGAAGGCCCTTGGCCTCACTGACCAGATAGCGGCGCTCCAGAAGCAACTCAACGCGCCGATTGTTGGAATGCCCGACGCGCTGACGGGCCTTTCGTCCGCGTTGGCGGAAGCGACCGCCAACGTCCATAAGTTCGCGGATGAGATGGCGCAAGGCCTTAACGTCGGTCAGCAATACGAGAAGGCACTGAAGCAGCAACTCGACGCACAGGTAGCGCTCGACCAGGAGACTGCGGTCCTGAACACGGGCCTCCAGGGCGCGACAGACACAGTCTCTCTCGCGACGGATGCTGTCGCCGCGGCGAAGGCCAAGGTCGACGACCTGACCATCGCGTTTCAAAATGGCACGGCGACCTATGCTCAAGTTCAGCAGGCGCAAAAGGCCCTGACGTCGGCAGAGCAGGAGTTGAACACGGCGCTCGGCAACAGCACGAATCTCGTCGAGCAATTGTCGAACGTTTACCCGGACCTCACGAGTAGCGCGGGCGCGGCGACGACAGCGATTCAGCAGCAGACGGCCTCGCTCCAGCAGGACGCGACCGCGCTCCAGTCGGTCGCTGCCGCGGTGAAGAGCGTCGAGTCTGACATGCAGGCTGCCTTTGGCGCCGCGTCGAGCTCAGGCGGCACGATCAACGTGCAGCAGGGATACCATCTCGGCGGCGGCCTGCTGACCGGCGGCGGCGATTTCGGCGGCGAGTCCTTCTCGTATGGGCTCTACGGCGATGCCTCCACGATTGCCGCGCAACTCAAGACGCAGGAACAGCAGCTATACGCGCAGGGCTACACGCCAGTAGCGATCGCGAAGCGCCTCGGAGTGCCGCTCACGACCGTGCTCAACGATCTCGGGTTGAACGCGTCGCAGGCGTCCCAGACGAAGGCTGGCGCGGCTGCGGGCGGGTCAGCCGGTGCGATCATTGTTGGCGAAGCGCCTAACCCGATCTGGCCGCTCCCGAGCGAGGGCGGGCCTTCGTCCGGTGGCACGACGGGAGGCGGCGGCACGACCGTTACCGAATCCTCTAGCGGCGGCACATCGGCGGTCGACGGCGGCTCGTATCCGGCTGTGACTGCGCATCAGGCAGTGGGCGAAGTCTGGGCGGTCACGACGAGCGGAGCGGGCGGCGGAAGCAGCGGGGGCGGCAGCCTCCAGTCGATCACCAACAATATCGCGCAGACCATCACCCAGGCGACCGGCGGCCTCGCAGGAGGTGACCAGACCTCGCAGGCGGTCGCTGGACTGCTTCAAGTGTTCCAGGGTTCAACGGCGGCATTCGGGCAGATCTCGGCGGCGCTGCTGGACACCGCGACGGCGATTGAGCAGGCCGCTACGGCTGTCGGCGGCGCGGTCCTGAAGATCAACACCACAGGCGGCACGGGCGGCGGCACTCCGCAAGGCGGCACTGGCGGCGGCCTCGGAGTCGGCGGCACGCCTTCGCTGGTGAGCATCGGCAATAATCCCGGGTACCTGCCCTACTCGCCAATCACGGGGATTCCGGGCGCAACGATTCCGACTGCTGGCGCCGGCTCATCGACGCCTGCGCAGTCAACCGTCAATGCGAATGTGTCGATCAACATTCACGGTGCCAGCGGGAACACAACGCAACTCGCGCAGCAGGTCGCTAGCACGCTCGTGGCGCAACTGCGGGCATCGGGAGCGCGATTCTGATGGCTTACACGCCGACAGTCAACGCGGGTAGTCTCCAGCTTTACCTCGGCCTCTGCGGCACGGGCAAGGCGACCGCCAGCAGCACGACGCTCAGCGAGTTCGCAGGCGGCACGCTGTACGCGCCAAATGCGGCCATCTTTTTCAAGCCCGAGGACGTCGGAATGCCGATCGCCATCGTCGGCGGCGGGCCCGTGGACCCGGACATGCCAGCCCCGAACTTCGTGCAGGGGTCGCTCTTTCACACGACGATCGCGACGTACGTGAGCGCGACCGAGGTCACGCTCACCGATGCGCCGGACACCAGCATCTGGAACACGGGATTCGCGACCGTCATTCTGTACCGGCCTTGCCCATTCGCTTCCGATGTGGCGACGCTGCCGAGCGATGGACTGCCGTTCCAATGGTCAAGCTCGATCGCGCCAGGCACCGCCGACACGCTGCAATTCACGGTCTTGAACTCGCTCGGCGGCGACCTCGGTGTCACGAATCCGTACATCGAGCGCTTCGGCACGGTCCAACTCGGCCAGCCGGTGTATCTCAAGAGCACGGACAGCAGTATCGGTGATATCTTCGGCGGCTATATCGACACGGTGACGACCTCAAGCATGCCGGGTGTCTCGACGCCGTACTCGTGGGCTTGCACGTGCACAAGCTGGACGGGCCTTGCGAAGCGGCGCCAGGTGCCCCCAATGCTGCCGCAGAGCTTCGTCAACGTGGCGGGCGATGTGGTCTTCCGTAAGTTGGTGCTCTACTACTGCGACAATGACGGCGTGAGCGTCACGAGTTCGACGGCGCCCGCTATCACGCTTGCGGCGCCAGTCGGCGCGAACGTCGGGCAACTTCTCGATCAGGTGGTGAGCCAGATCTCGACGGCCGACACAGCGTGGTATTGGACAAGCGACCCCTGGCGGAACTTCATTCTCACGACCCGCACAGCCAACGCGGCGCCGTGGGACGTGACGGACGGCTCCGACTTATTTAGCGGCCAGACGCCGTACTCTCAGAGCATCGTCGCGACGCATAATCAGATGGCGAATTTCGTCTACGCCATCGGCTCAGCGGTGCTCACGAACACGCTCAATGCGAACTTCGTCGGCAACGGCGTCGCGACCGTGTTCAACACGCCCGTGAATGTCGGCGCCGAACCGGCGATCACGCTCAATGCCGTCAGCCAGACGGTCGGCATTCTCGGCGTGGACACCGGAAAGGATTGGTACTGGAGCCAGGGGTCTACGGCCATCACGCAGGACGTCGGCGGCACGGTGCTCGGCTCGAGCGATAGCCTCGTCGTAACGTACACTCCAGAGACGCCGGCGGTCGCGCAGTCGCCAAACGTCGTCAGCCTCCAGCAGCGGCAAGCCGTCGAGGGCACGAGCGGAGAGTTCGATTACAGCTTTAAGGTCGACCAGCCGATTCTGCCGGCCGATCTGCTCGACCTCGCGGCGGCCTATCAGATTGAGTACGGCGACCCGGCGACGACCTGCCACTTCTACACGCTGCGGCCTGGCCTCGCGACCGGGCAACTGCAAAATATCACACTGCCACAGGCCGCTATCGACGGCTCTTTCCTCATCGCGACTATGCGGATGACGATCTTCTCGAACGTCATTCTGTGGGAGTACACGGCGTTCGGCGGCGCTAACATTGGCGATGCCATCACGGCGTTGACGCAGTTCATCAATCGTGAGCAGGCTACCGGGCAGATCATCACGCCATCGACACCGATCGCTGCCGCGGCGACTCCCGTGAGCGGCAACTACAACAGCGGGCCGAACGAGATCGTCGGCGTGCCGAATCCGATTCCGTTTCACGACGGAGTAAACGAAGGCGATTTGTTGATCGCGATCGTCGCTGGCAACAATTACAACAGCACGCCTGCACTTACAGACACTCTCGGCAACACTTACACACAGGCCGTAAGTGGCCATAACCCAGGCTTTTTCCCCAACTGGGTACATATCCTGTACGCGATAAGTGTTGCCAGTGGTGCGAATTCGGTCACAACTCCAGGCTCTGGATCGACGACGGTTCTAGCGATTCCAGGAGCGCAGATTGACCTGACCGCGATTGTGGACGTCACCGGCTCGAACAGCGGCACGCCGCCGACACTGACCGTCACGAACGCTCACAATGTCGTGGTCACCGGAATGTGCATGGACGCGACTTCGGATGTCCCGACCGCGACGGCGCCCGAGGTTGTGGTGGGCTACACGCTGAGCCTTGGGCCCGCGAGCGATGGCGCGGCGGCTGTCGAGACAGTTTCCGCGTCGGGCAGTTTCACGAGCACGCTTGCGAGTGCGGCGCCGAATCCGATCTATGCCAGCGTGAGTTTCAATCGGGCGCCAGGAACGGCACCGCCAGCGCAGACGATCACCGTGCAGGCGAACCCGCAGGGCACCGTCACGCATATGACAGGAGCGCTGACGTCGGGCGAACCAGTCATCGGCAACGGCGGCGCCGACGTCAAGGCTGGCACGAAGCAGGGCAACACGACGCAGCTTCAGTGCGCGAGCGGGGCGGCTGGCGCGACGGGCGCACCGCTGATTTACGACGCTTCCGGCAACGCCGTCGCGGGTGCGACTGGGCAGCTTGTCCCGTCCGGCGGCGCGAGCGGCTACGTGCTGACGAAGAACAGCGCGACGAACTACGACACGGCGTGGGAGTTGGCGACGAGCGATATCACGGTCAACGGCGTGACCACGCTCACCATTGTCGAGATCCAAAGCTCCCAGGTCTGGGAAGGCCAAACGATCATCGAAGTGAACGGAACAATCATATGAGCATCGTCAATTTCAACAGCACAACGCCGGCGGCGCCGGGCGGCAATACCAACGTGGTCTTTCAGTCGGACTCAAGCGGCAACGTGAGCGCCTACTACGCCGGCGGCGCGAGCTCGCTCTGTCTCTCGGGGGCGATTGGCTCGCTGCCGGCGGCTGGCACCGCGGGCAGGATCTATCTGCCGACCGACAGCATTTACGACGTGCTGAGGGACAACGGCGCATCCTGGGACTATTTCTATCGCGGCCAGCTTGTGACGCCACCGGGCGGAATCACATGGGCATGGCTCAATCAGGGAAGCGCAACGGCGACGCAGCAGACGAACGGCGTGCTGGAACTGGCGGCGCCGTCGAACGGCGCGGCCGACAATGTGCGCGGCTATGAGTTCTCCATCGTCGGCTCGTCGTGGTCTTACATCTTTCGCTTCCGACTGATGGTGCCGAACCAGGAGTACAACCAGGGCGGAATCTATCTGCGCGAGAGCGGCACGGGAAAGATTGTCGTGCTCTGCCTGATCGGTGCCAGCGCGCTCAGTTCGCTTACCACGCTTCCGGCCCTCTCGACTGACAAGCTAAACTCCGCGTCGAGCTACAATTCCAACTACTCGCGGGTGATGGCGCTCATTGCGCTGATGGGCTCGGATTGCGTGGTGTTCAAGGTCCAACTCTCTGGGAGCACGCTCACCTATTCGTTCTCGACCGACAACGGAATCAGTTGGTTTGTGCTCACCAGCACGAGCAAAACGGACTTTTTCACCACGGCACCAGACAAGGTAGGGATTTACCTGAATCCGAACAACCAGAGCGGCACGGCTGCGTCGAGCCTTACGCTGATCTCTGTGAATTGATCCAGCGGCGCCGGGCCCGCGCCATCCGGTATTCTGCCCACAAGCCTTTGAAAAAGTTCAGCATCTCTTTTGCCTCCACCAGCAGGATGCTACAGGGATGTTGCTGAATGCAATGCTATCTGCTGGCAACGTGGTACTATCCGCCAGGGCTAACCAGCACAATCGCAAGGGGTCAAGCCCGCGATTGCGATGCCAGTAAGCCCCGGCTGTTAGGAATCGTACCATGAGTGTGGTACTATGCACGCTGAAAGGGGTCAAGCCTTTGTCGTCGGTAATTGCAAGAGATCACGTTCGAGAGCCGTTATTCGCCATCGTCCCGTACTTCAATCCGTGGCGATGGAAGTCGCGCGTCAAACATACTGAACGCGCCATTCGGCACTTTGCCGAATCGGGTGCCGTCGTCGTGCTCGTTGAGGTCGCGTTCAATCGCCGCGAGGCTGTCTTTGCCGATTCCGGCCTCGATGGGACCGCCGCAAACTGCTCAATCCATGGAGAGTTCCGCCATAAATATATCGGGCTCAGGACCAAAGACGAGCTGTGGCTGAAAGAAAACGCGATCAACCTTGGCGTGCAGTCACTGCCGTACGACTGGCAGCAGATCTGCTGGCTCGATTCTGACGTCCATTTCGTGCGGCCGAACTGGGTCGGCGAGTGCATTCAGAAGCTCCAGCACTACTCATGGCTTCAGATGTTTTCGCAGGCCCGAGACCTGTCACCGACGTACGAGATGATGCCCGAAACCTACCCGCACGCGAACGGCGTGAGCTTCCTGCAAAGCTATCTCGACGGCGATCTTGACGCCAATCTAAAAAAGGGCTGGACCCGACCGCCGGACTGGCAGAAGGTAACGGCAGATCTCGCGCAGGTTCAGGGAGATATCTCGCGGCTGAGTTCCGACGTTCAGAAAGTACTCTCAGACCTCGAAGACGATTATTATGGCGGTGCCGGGCCTCGGCGGGTCTTTCCTGGGCTTGCGTGGGCCTGCACGCGCGAGGCATTCGACGCGGTCGGCGGCCTGCTCGATGTGGCGATCTGGGGCGGTGCTGACTGGCATATGTCGCACGCCCTGGTGAATCGCACGGAAAACATGATGCACTCCGCTCTCCATCCGGCGTACAAAAACGTCGTGACTGCCTGGCATCGGATGTCTCAGACGGCGAAGATCCGTGGGAACGTCGGCGTAATGGAGGGCGCAGTTTTCCACTCCTGGCACGGGAAGAAAACCAGCCGAGGATACGGCGACAAACATCGGGTGCTTGCGCGGCTGCAATTCGACCCGACACAGCACCTGAAGCGCGACAGCCAAGGTCTCTGGCAATTGCATGACGACGGGAGCGACACGTTCGTCGCCCTGCGAGAGAGTTTCCGGCGCATCGCGCTGGAAAGAAACGAGGATTCAATCGACGTATGACCATCGCAAAAGTAGCAGAGTGGGCCTCTGGTCCGGTCGCCTGGTGGATCTTCTCGACGGCTATCGCGACCATGCCCACTCCAGACCCGATGGACCGCTGGTACGGATGGCTGTACAACTTCCTCCAGCGGCTCGGCGCGAATCACACACTGGTGGTGACAAAATGACACACATCAAATGGCTGTACCCGCTGGCCGTGGCGCTTGCGGTGCTTCTCGCTCTCGCCGGCTGCGGCGCCAACTCCGCGGTTACGCATCCCGGCCAACTCAACGCTTTCGACGGCGCGGCGTACGACACGCTGATCACGGTGCAAGGGTCGATCCAGCAGGCGAAGGCCCTCGAGCCGCAATTCCCGCAGTACAAAGCGCAGCTTAACCAGACGATTGCGGCCTACAATTCGGCGCTGGCAGGGTACAAGCTGTACCACACGATGGCGGCCGGTGCGCCGACGACTGCCAATCTCCAGACCGAACTCAAGGACCTGGTGAACGCCGTCGCTGCACTGCTGGCCAACCTGGGGGTGAAGCTATGATCCTGACACTGATCCTTCAAATCCTCGGAATCGCTGCGTCCGCCGCGCAGACCGCGCTCAAGGGCGATCCGACCGGCACTGCCGCCGACGAGCTTGCTCAAGCGCTGATCCAGATCGCCAGCGCGGCCAACTCGGCGCACCAGGCGGTCGCGGGCAAGCCGATCGACCTGACACAGTTGCAACCTATTGACCCGATACCCTGATCGGGGTAAACTCGATCCAAAGCAAGATCCTGGAATCTCTTGGCCCCTCGCTCGCCTCCACTTTGAGCGAGGGGCTTCTGTTTTTGTGGCATAGTACTCCGTTAACTTCAGATAGCGCCGAATTCTCTTGCATACCGCGCAGTATCGTCGCATACTGAGATTGTCAGCCACCAACTGACAGGAGAAAAAAATGAGCACGAGAAAACTCAACGCCTACCAGTTTTGGACGGACGGCGGTGACCAAGACGACATCCAAGCTGCCAGCATCGAAGAGGCTGCCGAAATCGCATCCCGCAAGATATCGCGCGCCGCATGGGCAGATGGAGCTTGGGGATGGGTCAAGGGCGCGGATGGAGAACAAATGGCGGTCCCGTCGCGGTCATGATCTCCGCTGAGCGTCTCGGCGACTCAGCCCTCCGCGTTCAACGGGGCGTTTCGGGTGGTGCCGATCATGCGGGTACGTGAAGCCCGTGTAGTACTTTTCCAGCGTCTGAGACTGTTGCACGTGAAACAGTACAGGCGCATACTGAACATACAGGAGATTCCGCAATGAACGCCACGATTTACTACCACATACGCCACGAAGAGAAGAAGCCGCAGATCAGAATCCGAGAGAAGCCGCCGACGTCTAAATCCGACACCGCCTATTACGAGTTGATGGTTGGCGATGTCGTGTTCTTTTGCGATGACGTCCTGTGCAACCAGTTGCTCCGGGTGCTCGCTTCCCGGCCTGACCTGCCGAAGTCGGATGAGGAGATCGACGCGGAGCGCGAGGCGAACGCGACCAGCACGCCGGGCGCGGGAGACTTCGAGCTTCCGGGCGCACCGATGGCGCACCAGCTCAATACCGGGGGCTCAGATGTCGAATTCTGACCTCGTCACCACGAGCGGCCAGCAGATCGCCAAGCAACCGCGCCTGCCCGGCACGGAGCCGACCATGCTGGA